AGCTGTGTGCCAAGGTAGGTAAGATACGATTTCTCCAGCACTATTAACTTGGCTAGACTTTTGGAAAGCTACTGAAAGCCTTGCGTTAGCCATAGCTGAAGATTCAGCTTTAATTGTAGAGTAATCACTCCAGATACTAACAAATGCAGTTCTGTGTTTTTTAATTTTTGCAGTAGACATCTTTAAAACATGGTTCTTAACCAATGCGTTGATAGCAGAGATTGTATAAGTAGAACTTGAGTCAGTAAGACCTTCAGCAATATCTTCTGAAGCATCTCTTGAGAAAAGAGGGATTACAAAGTTTGCATCCACACCTTCGATTGAGATTGCAGCAGTCGCTACGTCAGCAGCTAGTGTTGCACCTTTAAGTCCACCTTCAAGGTAAGCTACGTTAGCCATCTCGTCAGGTAGTCCAGCAGTAGCGGTAGCTACAAAGTCTACAACAACAGATTGTCCAATAGCATTTTTGAAGCTATTAAGACCGTTTTTAACTTTACCAGCTTTAAGACTAGCACCTGTAGAACAGATACCAAGAGCAGCTACTTCATCAAGAGAAGAAGGAGAAGCTTGTGTAGAGCCTGAAGCGGCAGAAGCCGTGTACCCTGTTTGGGCATTAATATAATCTGCTAAATCCTTAACAGTTTTGTATTGTGACATTTCGATACTTAAAGCAGCTCCAGCTCCACCAGTTACGGCAGTTGAAAGAGTACCACTTGCAATTGTAAGAGTAGCAGTTGTACCTTCGTATCCAAGTTCCATTGCAACAGCAGCTTCAGCTTGGAAAGCTTCGTTAACATTAGTATCAACTCTTTTCACGTCAATTTGGTGAGAAGGTTCTTGAGATGAAGTAGATAATCCCTCGGTAAGACCGAGAGCAGCTAAATCACCTGGAGTTGAGTCTACAAGCTCGAAAGATTTTGAGTAACCTTTAGAGTGAGCAGCAGCATCAGCATCAGATTCAATTTTAAGAGATAAAGCGGCAGTACCAGCAACACAACTAAACCCAGCAGGTAAAGCAGCATCAATTTCTGCAATTACAGCAGGTACGTCAGCAGGTGTTCCAAGAGTAACAGTTGTTTCTGCTCCACCTTGTCCACGGAATTTGAACTCAGCACCGTCTAGGTCACCAGCTCCAACATCAGCAGTAATAGCGATACCTTCTTTAGAGGCTCCAACTTCTGCATCAACTTCAGTTACTTGGTAGAAATATTTGTTTCCATCAATCCCAAAGTTCTTATCTTTAAGAGTACCATAAGCAGAAGCAATAGTAGCTTGAGCTTGAGCACCACCGTTAGTCTTAACGACATAAATTCTATTTGCAGAACCAGTAATGTTTGCATCAGAGCTTGGTGCAGCTAAAGCAGCAAAGGCATCTACAATTGGACCAGAAATATACTTAGCAGTAACTCTGTCTAATTGGTCTGGTGTAAACCAGTTATCCTTTAAATCTTCAGCATCGTATTTGGCTCCACCAGCAGCTTCACCTATGATGATGATATTACCACTAGACGCAACGCCTACTGGAGTTGACTTAACCTTAACGTCAAAGTACGAACCTGGACGGTTTGTATTAACGAATGATGTACTAATTCTTTGTGCCATTATGTTATCTCCTTAAACTTCTTATAACTTATATCCGAAATGTTTTATTCCTTCTTCAAACTTATCTTTCTTATCAAAACCAGCCGACTTAAAATGTGTCCAAATTACGCCTTCCATATCTTGCGATAGACCAAGTTTACTTCTTATTTTAACAAAAAACTTTCTAAACTCTTCTCTGCTGTTTTCTTCTTTATTCTCAGCAGCTTGTTGAGCTTCCCACGCAGCCTTTCTTTTCTTCTTAGCGTCAGCTAATCTGGCTTTGTGTTTATCTTCTGGTTTTTCAGCACTTTTTCTTTTAGTCATACTGTCCTCTATTTACTTTTTCCACCAAAGTTTATTTTATCCGCAATGGATTCACCTGGAGGTGGGGGAGGTGGTGTTCCTTGACTCGTACTTGAGTTAGGATTTTGTGCTGAAGTAGAAGTTCCTCCTAGTCCTAAGAATTTTTCCATCTTCTTAGTTTTGACTTTTTTCTTCTTATCAGCCGCAAGAGTGTCAGCAATTTTAGGTTTTACGTCCTTAATCTCTTCTCTTGGTTCTGGTCTTCCACGAGTATAATCTTTACCCATTGGATTTCCATCTATACGCTTATTTAAGCTTTTTTTTTACCTATTTTGTCCATAAACTTTTTAAGAGGTTTTTCAGATTTCTCAAAAGGTTTTTTATCTTCTTTTTTATCTTCTTTTTTATCTTCTTTTTTATCTTCTTCTTTGTCATCAGCTTCTTTGGCTTCTGGCTCTTCGTCAGCTTCTACTTTATCAGCATCAGCTTCATCATCGGCATTTTCTTCAGCATCATGGGCTTTATCTTCAGACTCAGACATACCTTCTTCATGCTCAGGTGTTTCGCTATCTTCAGAATCTCCTTCTTCAGAATCTCCTTCACCTTTTTTACCTTTCTTTTTATTGCTTGTGCTGCTAAATTCTCTAGCAACATCACCTTCAGCCAATGGCTCAGGACACTCGGCTTCATCACTACTAGGCTCACCACCGTTTTCAAGCTCGTGAGAGGTGTTAGCTTTAGCTAACTTACTGTTTTTATAAAGTTCTTCACACTTCTTCAGAACAGCTACCGCCATCTCCTCTTCAGTGTAAGTTTTTTCCTTATTGTCAGCCATAATTTATTCCTCTATGTTGTCTCAATATATTAAAGATTGTTATTTACGTTTATTTTTAATAAAATTCCTAAGCTTAACTACACCTTTTTCAGACTTATTCATTTGAGCAGTCCTTTTTGGTGGAACCTTAGCTTTCGCTTCAGCTATGAAGTTGGGGTCCATTAAATCATCGACAGCATCTTTACCGCTTTCAGCCCTAGCTTTTGTTCTGGACCTCTCAGAAATAGATGTACCTAGAGCTTTTTTGACCGCTTTATACATAGATTTTGCAATAATTTCAATTTCTTCGTTAGTGTGCTTCATATCTTAAAGATTGTTATTCCTCGTCAGTATCAATGGTTACCCAAAGGTCGTTCTCAGCCTCATCGGAACCTTCGACAGTATCTTCATTACTACAGATTTTGATACCAACATCATCCATAGCCTCACCTTTCTCAATAAATTCAATAGCTTCCCATACTCTGAAAGGAGATTTAATCCAATCTTCTTCAGTTTGTCCAGACAATATAATGAATCTGGAGAACACATTATCAGCTTGGAACGCTTCGTTTTTAATCATATCTGTACAGTGAAGAGTACCTAATTGAAAATTGTTATATTCAAATAGACCTTCTCTATATCTCAATAAGGCGTATTTAGTTAAATAGAACAAAAATAACAAAGTAGATGGGTCTCCATGAGCGTGACATCCAATATTATACTGTTCTTGGTTAGTAATTCTTTCTCTTCTAGCTCTATATAGCTGATATTGAGGTATAATCGCTAGTTCGTTAACGTCTAGTTCTGAGCCAGCAGCTATTTGGAATTTAGTATCATCGACTAAACCATTAATAAGATATCCATTACCTGTTTCTGGGTCAATCGCTATCATTCCCTCGCCAACATATTGAAATCCTTCAAGTCCTTCAGGAACCTCAACTATTCCTGTTGTTTGGTTGTAGTTAACTACCTGAAATGGCTTAACTATAAACTGAATTGGCTTTCCAATATCAGCAGGGTCAAGGTCTTCGATACAAACACTATTATCACCTAAAGTGGCTAGTTCTTTATCTTCATCAGAGTTACCCATTGATATGGTTATAGCTGGAAAATCTTCCGAATCAATACGATGCTTCATATAGAAGTTAATCTTATTGTTCATTATAAATTCTCTAGCTCTTTCTATTTCTTTTTGTCCATACTTTTGTTTAAGTATAGGATTATCAATAAAATCCGAGAAGATATCATCTATCAACCACGGATTCTTTTTAATGTCGTCAATTGCTAGTTCAATGGCAGTCTTAATTACCACATCACCTTGAAACAATGCCATCTTATATCCTTATAAAGGGTTAATGGTTAAGGATATGATTGTTATAAACGGTATAAATAGAAAAAAGATTCTTCCAATCTTCTTATCTATTCTCCAACTTTTCCAATCCTTAAGCATTTTATCTTTTTCTTCATATACAAACAAGAAGGCTACAACTTGTAAAAACATCATTGCTTGTATTGCTATATCGTTATTCATATTGACCAAGTACTTCTGGAAGGATTTTTTGCTCCCATTCATTCATA